CCGCCATCCAGCATACCATAGCTGGGTAGCCCCTCATTCTGAGGGCCCAAGGGTTCGCTTATTCAAGCGAGAACTCTTGAAACATATCTACCGAAGTTAACTGTTTTCGGTTACCTGAAGCACGTAGTATCCCCTTTCAGGGAGAACATAATGCCCACGGTAACCGTAACACTTCAGTAGGTCCCACGCAACCTGGAATGCGGAAGACTTTCCGTCTCCCCAGTCCAGCCTGCGGTATGAGCCTGGTCGAAACGAGAGGTACAACGTATCACCATCTACCATTCTTATGGTGAGATGGAACGCTGCACTTCGATGATCAGGCTCACATCGTTTCACGCCAAGGGTACTTTCCAGATCGTGGATAAGCACCTCTGGCTTGACGGGTATCCATCTGATCTTGTAGTTGGGAACGACCGTATCTTCATACGGCCGACCAAGCTTCAAGGCCCGAATGGTTATCCGAGGACGGTCAACTATTTCGATGTTCATATCAAACCTCTGAGTTATGGTATGGGCACCTTATAAGGTGACCGATGTTAGCAAGAATCGCAGCGCAAAGCTGCACCTTGTCGAGTGCTAGCCCGAAAACTAGCTCCTCGTGGGATTTGGGCATGTAGTCCCACCAGGGACTAACCGCCCGCTTCGCGTCGTATGGGATGCGCCCATTAGCTCGAATGCTAATGGATCCCATCCGTATCTCACCCCGGAGATACGCTTGTAACAACCCGGGTGGGTTGTATATAAGTCGACGATGCCTCTTAGGGACATGAACTGTCCCGTCCCTGAAACGGATCTTTGGCGAGCGACCTTCCCACCGTTTATAAACGATAGAAAGGTTCTCATCCATACCGATCCGCTTCTCCCCTTCCGAAAGAAGGGTTTCCAGGGAACTGAGCGGGATTTTCACCCCAGCATTCATGTTTTCGGCCAACGGAACAAATAATGGACGCTTCTTAAAAAGCTTCCACACTTGCGCCATAAACCGAGGCAACATGATGCCGGTCCTTGCGGACCACTCATTAAAGAGGTTGACTAAAACCGCGATGTCTTGGTCCGTATCTATCTTTCTGATAAATACAGGTCGGACATTGTGACCACAAATGTAATCGTGGCCACAACTCTCGCGGAACGGTCCTGACTGGAAGGTTTTTGCGGCGTTAGCCGTGAAGCCCAAAAGCTCCAAGACACGCAGCACTCTATGAGCAATGTTTCTCCGTACGATGATATCATCACCGAAGACGGAAAAGTCGTTCGAAAGGTTAGTCAAACTAACAGCTCGAATAGACCCATTGTCTAAAGAACTGCACGCAGCAACGACACAGCAAAATATGGCGGTCTGAAGAGGAAAGGTAAATCCATTCCCCATCGTACTAATCATATTGAGCTCAACTTCCGTTCTTCCCATCTGGGTCGTTGGGGATCTCAGCTCAAGAATGGCACTTAGCCACTCCGGAGGTATGAAGTCCCTTCCGAAACCCAATGAAATAGAATCGGATGCTGACGACAGATCGATCGTTGCGAATGATCTTATGTCATCAGGTTGTTCACTGCCTAGTTTTGCCAACCACCTATTTATAGATGGCTGAACCGCTAGGTCAATAGAGAAAAGTCTAAGTAGTCTCTTCTCTATTAATGATCCGAGTCCGAGCTGAAGGTACATGTTAATACCTGGCTCGACGCAGATCATACGTGACGTGTCTACCGTTTTTGGGGCGAAGCTAGTCCTTGAGCCTCTTACCATACGCGGCTCCCCAAACTCCATTGTTCGGATATTCTCCGCAATCTGGAATTCGGGATACAACGCGTTATGAGCATAATACAAACGTATTATGGACTGTGACGTAGCTGTCAGAGGGGAGCTAAAGTGTTTAGCGTAAAAGCTACCACCATTCGCTCCAATTGCAGCCCCCGGTCCTGGACGAGCATTTTCACAAATGTTCACCCAAGAAAGGTCTGCATCCTCACCCACTGGAGTAATAAAGAAATCCTCCATAAACTTCGAGAACTGACCAAGAACGAGCCTGTCGGCTTCGTTAATGTCAGGGGAAGTTAGTGGGTTAATCCACCTCTTGCACTTTTTATTTGATGCAAGAAACGTTTCAGTAGCGGCTTTGTCAGCTGCCCCAGAGTGCTGAATGAATTTCTTCATACAGTTCTCGAGCAAATGACGGGCCGCATACTGTTTAACGTACGCGGGTGGACCGTATCCGTTGACCTCAACTGGAGGCCTATTAAGATACGGAGCTACATCAGAGGCAAGCTCTGTGTAAAGAGCAACGAGACGCTGGTCCATGTTACCTCACACTGTGTTGTTGAGTTCTCTGTTTATCTGCGCTCTTCCATGACTGGAAGATCGCCTATAACATCGAACACCTTGCGGGCCAAATCAGGCCCAAGAATGATCGACGTTATAATAAACAGAGCAAAGCCGAGTTTCTTCTTCACCGACTTAGTCATGTGACTAAAGCCGATTTAGAGAACACCAGTTCGCAGGGTGGTAGCAATACCATCTGCTTGCTGGTACAGCGCTCCAATAGTGCAGCTAACAGCTGCATTAATGTTGGGCTGGTCGGCCGTGTCAGCGCCTGCGGGAATCGAAAACTCCGAGCGAAGCTGGGCAGTTTTCGACGCCTGGCCTGCCAGGGGTGTCATACCCTTGCGGACAAGCAATCCGTAGACGTTGAAACCAACTACACGGACTACACCAGTCGAATCGACCGTATTCAGAGTTTTGAGGCTCTGCGGTCGATAGGCGGTGAGCGTGAACGGCCTCGACGCCGAGGAAGACGTGTCCACGCCGGTCTGTGTCCCGCCTAAAGCGGTAACAGCCCATTGCTTGGACCACGTGTTCGGAGGCGTGTCGACCGCCACTGTGTAAGTCGGACTCGTCAGTCCGGTAACAGCAGCGCCCGTAATCGGGCTGGTTAGGCTAATAGCCATTTGGATGTACCTCTATTAAGGACGGTGGAAAGGATAAGGAACCTTAGACATGGAAGCTCGCTGCCCTAATTCCCGTAGGTATACGGTTGGCAGTTCCGGGCTCCGCTTCACAGCTTTCCTCAAAGCGAGGAGGTATTTAGCCGACTGGCTAACACTTAAGGCTGCTATATTGGCCCACTGCCGACCTGTCAATTGCCATGGCTTTGTATATTCAAGCCATGCTCTTGGCAGATCGACCTGGGCCGATCTATTGAAGTTTTGTCTAAGATATTGGTTAGATCCAGGCTGGGTGTCAAAGCCCTTTCTAAAGTTGATCGTAGTAGCCGGGTTGAGTCTATAGCTGTAAGAAGCTTTCCAGGATCCTTCGATCCTGGAAGTTTTATTACACCATTTGACGCCCGACCACGGTACGGCAACAGAGCTTGCTATCTGTCCAATATTGACAAAATAGTCCACCAAGAAGCTATATGGAATCAAGTTCCATATAGTTGGGACGATGTCTCGGAGTTTTAATCCAAGAACGTCGCTAACTGCCCTCTCGGGCAGTTGGCACTCCTCGGCCCAAATACCCTGGAACGTCTCAGATAATGACCATTGCTCAGCGCTACCAACCTTAATAAGGCAGTAGTTGAACGGGTCAGCCTGAGTCTCGTACCATTCAGTCGCAGGTTTGTAACCAACCAGCCCTTTGGCATGGAATGGTTTGTAGTTCCCCATAATATTTCTATTCTGGAGTCCTACCAAACCGTTGGCTATAGAATTCTCTAATGGTGCAATACCAAAAGCGAACTCTAAGTGGGTATCCGCCAATGCCCCCGCGAGTTTCACAGGATCCCTCCACCTTTCTAAGTCACGAAGACTTCGATAATGTGAAGAGGTCACCAGGTCACGAAGCGGTTTCAATGGCGATCTCAGCGTCTTCATAGTCTGCTTCCACTCACCCCAGTCCTCTCCGGTTTTAGCCGAAGAAACGAAGGAATTGAGTTGGTTGTAGAGTTTTGAGACGGCCTGGTTATGACATGAGGTAATTACCGCAGCGGGCGGGAGTGACAGTCCATTAGCAATGAAACTGGCCCCCAACCCCTGCGATGATCCCGATATGCTCCAAGTACAGACACGGCCGATACTATCGACCAGCCTGTATGAAGCAGCACCTGGGATCAACTCGCCAACTTTAAGTCTATTTCCTACCGCCGGGGTGGTCGCTGAGAGCACGTCCCTAATCTGGGCACGATGCGCAGGGTTTTTATACCCATTCAGTGTGTTATTAAAGCCGGTACTGTTTGTTACCCCATTAGTAAGGGGAGCAGTCCAGCCAAAATAGCTATAGGTTTGGCTGTAACGCCAATACGTAATAGCATCCCGTTCGACACGGTTGTAGACTTCGAGTGGCACGTTTACCTCCTGCTACCTGGAGTAGGTAGCGTCAGTGAGTCGATAGACAATCTGAACCATCAAGAGGCGGAAGCCTCCTTACCTAAACACCTATACAGGTGCAAGGTACCGCTAGCTTTATACAAAGTCTAGCAGCGATGGGCCCGAAAGGGCC